GCGCGCAAGTTTGCAGAAACGGAAGCGCATTCAATGGATCTAACTTATATTATGCAGTCAATGAATCGGTCGTGAATGTTGGCCCTAATTACGGTCGTTTCATCGCTTGGAAAATTGATTCAAATGGAATTATTCAAGAAATAGGTGAATTCACTTGTCCAAGTCTTGGGACTTCAAGAGGTTCTCAACTTTAAAAACGAAAAAAATGGCATTAGGAAGTATCACTTTAAGATTATATGTTTATACGGGAACGGAAGGTTCTTATTCTGACATTGATTTAAAATACACATTAAACAAAAACAAAATACAAGGTCAAAATAATATTGTTCTTGAAGTCGCTGAACTTGTCCGTGATTTTTTAGATATAAATTTTGACGGGTCATATACATCACACACGAAATGGGTTTCGGCGGTTGTAAATTATTTCGATGACGAAGGTGAAGAATATACTTATTCAAATCCCCAAACATTTAATTTTCTTGCATTTGACGGATATGGATATTTTGAAGATGAAATAAATCCGGAACTTTCAAGGAACGTTCTTATAAGTTCAAATAATATTTATTTGCCGGAAGGAACCGCGGGAAAACTTCCAATATTTGCTGAAGGTGTTGGAAAATTAACAATCGATTCAATCGATACGGAAATCACCGACGATGGAAATTCAAATCAAAAGATTCAATATATCACAATTCCCGCAGATTCATCAACGATTCAAGTTTATGACACGGACGACACAACCTTATTAAAAACAATAAAGGTCAACAATATATGTGAACCAAAATTCACACCTTACAAAGTCGTTTTTCAAAACAAATTGGGTACACTTCAAGATTTGTGGTTCTTTAAAAAGACAACTGAATCTTTCAGCGTGACAGACGAAACATTCAAAAGAAACATCATAAACACGGGGTCAGTCACTTACAACTTAAATGAAACCCAAAACCAAAGATATAATGTCAACGGAAAATCAAAATTAAAATTAAACACTGGTTTCATAAAAGAAGATATGAATCAAACCATTGAAGAATTGTTTTTGACGGAAAATGCTTGGATTGATTATGAAGGGAAAATTCTTCCAATTATTCCAACAACAAAATCAATGACATTTAAAACTTCATTGAATGACCGCTTAACTGATTACACAATTGATTTCGAATTTGGATTCGATAAAATTAACAACATCCGATAAATGCTTCAAATACAATTATACGTTGAAAATGATCAAGGGGTTCTTGAAGAAGTGGAACTTTACAAAGACGAATCCGTCACCCTTACGCAATCAATCCAAGATATCATGGACATTGAAAAGGTGTTCACCGATTATTCAAAAACGTTTAATGTACCGGCATCAAAAACAAATAACAAATTCTTCAAACATTTTTACAATTATCACATTGATGGGTTTGATGCGAGAAGAAAAAAGAATGCCGAACTTCACCTTAATTATAAGCCGTTTAAGAAAGGAAAAATAAAACTTGAGGGTTCACAACTTAAAAACAACGAACCGCACACATACAAGTTGACATTCTTCGGAAACACGGTCACAATAAAAGACTTAATCGGTGAAGACAAACTTGGAAGTCTTACGTATTTGGATTCATTGAGTTTTTTATTTAATGACACGAATATTGCAACTTATATGACCTACGGTCTTGACGGACAAATCGGAGCGGACACGATTGAAAATGCAATCATAATTCCATTAATTACACACACTGATCGTTTAATATACCACGGTTCAGATGACACCGCGGGAACAAATAATCTTTGGCCGGGTATCGGTGACACAAATGCACGTGGTGTGAATTTTAATCAATTGAAACCCGCGATTCGTGTTTATACCATAATAAAGGCAATTGAAAAGAAATATCAAATTATATTTTCTGAAGATTTTTTCAATCAAACGAATTTACCGTTTTATAACTTATACATGTGGCTTCATGCAAAAGAAGGTTCTTTGTTTGAAGATCAAGAGGCACAATACACGGTTCAAGGATTTACAAATGTTCGTGGCGACACGAGCAACATAAACGGCGTCCATGCTTCTTTTTTTACAAATTCATATGATGAATCAAAAGAAAACCGGACGATCAACGTAAAGGTCACACCGTCATCAAATGACGAATATTCACTTGTCATAAAACAAAACGGTGAAGAATTTAAAAAGTTTTCGGGTCTTACCGGAACAACAACAAATGGAGTTTCAAACAATATTCCCGAAATTGAAATTCCCAATGGTGATTATACTTTTTTCATTGAAGCTGAAAATGCCGCGACATTTGCAATTGATATCACAATAATTCAAACGGGTGGTGGTTTTTTAGGACTTAGGGGAAAAAAAGAAATTACATTTTCAGGAAGTGCAGGTGTTCTTACTGATCAACTTGTGAATGTATCTTCAAACCTTCCAAAAATGAAAACATTGGATTTTATAACGGGGATTTTCAAGATGTTCAATCTGACTTCATTTGTAAAAGATGACGGGACAATCGTCGTGAAGACTTTGGATTCATTTTATTCGCAATCAACAAACACATGGGACATCACAAAACACCTTGACAAAGAAGAATCAATAATTGATTCAGTCATTCCATATCGTCAAGTCAATATTGGATATGAAGGTGGCGACACGTTCCTTGCAAAGAACCATGAAAATCTTGCAAATAAAAAATGGGGTACTTTAGAATTTGCGGCTTCAGATAATTTTGAAGGGGATGAATATAATATCAAAATCCCATTTGAACACATGAAATTTGAACGCCTTCGAGATGTTCAAAGTACTGCAAAAACAAATATTCAATGGGGTTGGTCAGTTGATTCAAAACAAGAATCCACAATCGGTGAACCAATTTTATTTTATGCGTCACCAATGATCGGAACGATTGCAGCGGTTACAATTGCGGGAACCCGTCAAAATATTGTTGCTCCATATGTTCCGTCAAATTCATTGACATTGACGAATTTATTCGGCACTCAATCACAATCATTGAATTTTCATTCGGAATTTGATGAATATACTGAATTGCCAAATGAAAACACTTTATTCGCAACGTATTACAAAAAATATGTAAAGGATTTATTTGATAAACAAAAAAGATTGACTTTTGTTTCGGCATATTTGCCGATGTCAATCACGGAACGTTTATCTCTTGCGGACAAAATTATTGTGTTTGATAATATATATCGAATTAATAAAATAACGACAAACTTTGAAACCAACAAATCTGAATTGGAATTGTCGAACATCCTTGAAGAAAAAGTCTTTGCGGTTAAATCGAATGATCTTACTTTGGATTTATCAAGTGATTTGACAACCGTTGATTCAACATTGTTCACGGTTGACATTTCAAATTTATTGGCTGACGGATTTACAATTCTTGGAACGCCACAAATTCCAATCAACATTCCAACAAATAACACGGTGAAACCAACTTCAAACGTTCCTTGTGTTGTTACTGCGGCGATAATTTCTTCAACAAGGGGCGAGTCATATTGTACTGAATTAAAGTTTTATTCAACAATTGCTGCCGCGGGAAAAATATGCGATCAAGAAAACATTGATGAATATGGTTTCTTATTATCGACACAAGAATCTTATTTGACACAAAGTGATGAAATTGACGTATTAAAGTCAGATTCGAACATTCAAGTTGTACCGGTCAAAAGACAAACGGGATCACCTTCTTTGACAACCGGTGAAAAGGTTACAACAAAAACCGGATTAACTGATCCGCAAACATACTATTCAAGATTTTACGTAAGGACAAACACGACAGATTTACATCCATACAATGACGCGATTTCAAATGTATTTACAAAAACAACGACTTGCGATCAAACAAATGAAATTGAAATAAAAGTGAAATTTGCGGGTGCGGGTGATAATACCGGATATTTTACATTACCTTCATTAAATACAATCAATTTGAATGGATATAATTTTTGCGACACACTTCAAAATGTTCAATCCATTTATCACAACGGACAAGGTTTATATCCGGTCGTCGGTGATAAAATTAAATATTTGTTAAGCGACAACTATCTTGGCGGATCTGGTTCATTACCTTATGACGGATCACCAAATGATTTTGGTTCATTTGCCCTGGCTGACAACAACACAATTTTAAACGGTCAAGGAACAATTTTCAAATATTTAGTGTTTAAAATTTCAACCGCTGAAGTTGTTGCCGTTTATGATTGCCCCCCATCGATATCATTTAATAAATGTGACCCAAATTTATTTGAAGTCGGCGGAAGAATTAACGCATCAAATCCAAAAAGTGCTTCGGGTCAGTTTGGAATTTTAGGTCTTTTGTCGAATCTTAACGTTCACAATGTTGTGTCAAACAAAACAAGAAGTGCGACATGGATCGGAATCATGTATTCAAAATCATACGGCGATCTTGTGGTTGCAACAAACGCTTCGACAATTGAATCATATCTAGCAGACGGGACGACACCAAGCAATGTGTCATTTGAAATTTATGATTCGGACACCACAATCACAAACAACACTTCAATTTCATTTGATTCAAATGGATTTATTGAAAATGGAGTTGCTGAAGTTTATACAACAACAACCGACACATCTGTATTTTACACACGAATGATCATTGGGTGGTGTGATGAATACGCTTATGCCGGTGGAATTAAAACAACTTGGATTTTACCATGATAGACAATATTTTAAATTTACTGCAAATCGCAAAAGAAGAAGGGTGGCGAGGTGAAAACATCGACATCGCCCTTGGAAAAAATAAATTCCCCCAAACGCTCAAGGAAGCAATTAAACAAATAAGACATGAAACAAATTGAAGTTGAATTAATTGCCAAGGCCGACAAGGCCATAAAAGAAGTTCAAGATTTAAAAAACGAACTTGAAGCATCACGCAAGGCAACCGAAGAAATAAACGAAACCGGAAAGAAGGGATTCAAGGGATTAACCAAATCCGTCAAGAATCTTCAAAAGGGTGTTTCCGGAATCAAAAAAGGTTTTGGTGTTGCGGGTGTTGCCGTCAAAGGTTTCATGTTGGCATTGGGTGCGGGTATTTTTAATAAGTTCATTGAAGTAGCACAACAAAATCAAGTGATTGTTGACGCGCTTGGTGTTGCATTTGGAACGGTTTCTTCGGTTGTCAATCAAGTTGTAAATGGCTTGACAAATGCTTATAAATCAGTTCAACAAGCAACGGGCGGTTTTGATGCACTTGGGAAAGTTTTAAAAAACGCATTATTAATACCATTAAACATTGTGAAGACACAATTCTTCGCAATTCAAAAGGGGTTATTATTGACACAAGCTGCGTGGGAAATGTCATTTCTTGGTGGAAAAGACCCGGCAAAAATTGCTGAATTAAACACAAAATTGAAAGAGGTTGATGAAAACCTTAAAAATTCGACAACATCGTTGACAGATAATGTCAAAAACATTGGAACCGGTTTTGGTGAAGCAATTGAAGAAGTCAAAACATTTGGAACCGCTGCAATTGAAAACATAAAAGAAATCGATGTTGCACAAACGGCGGCAAATCAACAAAGAATTCAAGACTTAAAAAATGAATCAAGACTTGCAATCGCTGAAAACGACAAACTTCAATTTAAGTTTCAACTTGCAGCGGAACGACAAAGACAAATTCGTGACGACGTAACGGCATCAATTGAAGATCGTACAAAGGCAAACAACAAACTTGGCGAAGTATTACAAGAACAAGCATTACTTCAAGAAAAAAATGCAAATAAACTTCTTGAATTGAGAAAATTAGAATTAGCTGAGAATCCAAAATCAATTGAAGCAAAAGAAGCCCTTATTGAAGCCGAAAAGAATCTTCTTGATGTCAAAGAAAATATTGCCGGGTTTGAATCTGAACAACGTGTCAATTCTGAAGCATTAGAACTTGAAGCAATTGAACTTGTTAATTCCAAGAAGGAAGCGGAAAATTTACGTTTCATTGAAAAGAAAAGGTTCAACGCTGAAGAAATTGAAGACGAACTTCTTAAACTTCAAGCATTAAAATCGGTCGCACAACAAGAAAAAGAACTTGAAGAAACAAGACTTCAAGAACAAATCGATCGACTTGGAATCGGTACACAAGCGCGTCAAGATGCGGAACAACAACTTCTTAATTTCCGACAAGAAAAAGATTTGGAAATACAAGAACTTGATGGACAAATTGAAGATCAAAAAAAGAAAAACGAAGGCGAAGAAATCGCACGTCAAAGGGTATTACAAGAACAAAAACTTCAACTTGCAAGTGACGCCCTTGGTGGGATTGCTGAATTATTGGGGGAAAATTCCAAGGCAGGGAAGGCCGCGGCAATCGCTCAAGCAATTATAAATTCTTATCTTGGATTTACTGAAGTACTTAAAACACCGTCATCACTTCCCGAACCATTTGGTTCAATTCAAAAGGCAATATCGGCGGCGGGTATTCTTGCAAGTGGTTTAAAAACCGTCAAATCAATTGCATCAACACCGATACCCGGTGGCGGTGGTGGATCGGCTCCAAGTGCTTCGGCACCACAAGCACCGGCATTTAATGTCGTGGGCGCATCACCCGAAACACAACTTGCGACGGCGTTGGGGGATCAACAAAAACAACCGGTCAAGGCTTACGTTGTATCGGACGAAGTTACAAATGCTCAAGCAATGGATCGAAAGATTGTCAAAGGCGCATCAATTGGATAACAAAATTTTAAAAAATTTATTATATTAATATGGATATCATTGAACTTTTTATCGACGAAGAAGACGAAGTTTCTGGAATCGATGCAATAAGTGTCGTCGAAAACCCCGCAATTGAAGAAGATTTTATTGCATTAAAAAATCAAGAATTTAACCTTGCCGAAGTAGACAAGGAAAAACGAATTTTGATGGGCGCGGCACTTGTACCAAACAAACCCATATTTCGACGTTCTGGTGAAAATGAGTATTATATATACTTCAGCCGTGAAACGGTGCGTAAGGCGTCCGAATTGTTCTTTATTCGTGGCAATCAATCCCGTTCGACACTTGAACATGATATTCCGTTGAACGGACTTACCGTTGTGGAATCTTGGATCGTAGAATCCGAACAAGACAAATCACGTCAATACAATATGAATGTTCCGATCGGTACGTGGATGGTTTCCATGAAAGTATTAAACGACGACATTTGGGAAAATTACGTCAAAACGGGCAAGGTAAAAGGATTTTCAATTGAAGCATACTTCACCGACAAAATGGAACGTCCACAAGACAAGTCAGTCAAAGACGATCTTTCGGTAATTGAAGAAGAAGAAAAACAATTTATCATTTCAGAATTAAAATCCATATTGAACGAAGAAAAGGTTGAAATGGAATCATATTCCGATTATCCGGATGCGGTTTCAAACAACGCACAACGTGGAATTGATTTAAATGAAAAGAATGGAAATAAATGCGCAACCCAAGTCGGTAAAATTCGCGCCCGTCAATTAAGTCAAAATAAACCGATTTCAAAAGAAACTTTGGTTCGAATGTTTTCATATTTAAGCCGTGCGCAAGAATATTATGACGAAGGTGACAACGAAGCATGTGGAACAATATCTTATTTATTATGGGGTGGCAAAGCCGGACTTCGATGGGCAACTTCAAAAATGCGTGAACTTGATTTATTATCTGAAGAATTAAAAGAACCATGTCAAAAAGGATATGAAATGATTGGTTTTAAAACAAAGAACGGACGTCGTGTCCCTAATTGCGTACCCGAAGAATAATGTCGACAACAAAAAACACATCATATAAAGTTCACGTACACCACACCGATCAATCGGAAGTTGATTCTGTTAATATTGAAAACGGTGCAATGCTTCACACAAATGATGCGTTGTATATGGGTCACAATAACGAAAACGTGATTGTTTATCCCCAAGGTGGTGTCAATTCATTAGGTTGGGCAAGATATGATGACACCGAATATGTTGGTGAATCCGACACATTATCTTTGGCCGATGGGGTTGAGGTAGTAATGCCAAACAATGCCGGAAATGTCATTAAAAGTGGTGTCAATGATTTTTACAATGGGTCAACAAAAAAGATTCTTGGATTAAATGATAATGACGTATATATCACAACCGTTGTTTTTAAAACAAAAAGTCCAAACGCAAATCAAACGCATTTAGATTTAAGGTTTGTTGGGGACGGTGAAATTGAAAGGATCCATAAAATTATTGTATACCACAAAGGAAACGACACCATTCAAAACGAACACGAAGTTTTTCAATATTATACAGATTCAAATTTTGTACAAAATGGGGTTGAAATTAGAATCATGGCTCATGGGGGTAATGCTGAAATTTGGGATGTCATTTATTTTATACAACGAACACAAAATGCAGATTTAAGCTAATGAAATACAACGTCCCATCACACGATCAACGTGCATGTTTATGCCGTGACGGATCATATTCAAGAAAATGTTGCGATCAAGAAGATTATTTCGCTCAAGGTATTGGAAGCATTCACCAAGGTGAAACCGATTCCGCGGGAACAATTACACAAGTCGACAACACAAGAACAATAACAAGATCAAACGGTTAAAAATACAACAAACCTTAATTTTAATTATTAAATAAATATGAATTCAAATGTTATGATAAATCAAATCAAAACTTTACTTGGAATGGAAACAACACTTGCCCAAGTAAAACTAGAGAACGGGACGGTCATTGAGGCCGAAGAAATGGTCGAAGGAAAAGAAGTTTTCATTGTGACCGAAGAAGAACGTATTGCAATGCCGGTGGGTGAATACCAACTTGAAGACGGACAAGTTTTAACCGTTGAAGAAGAAGGAATCATTGCGTCCGTTGGTGCAAAAGAAGAAGCACCGGAAGAAGAAGTTGAAGCCGAAGTTGCTGAAGACTTATCTGAAGAAGTTACTGAAGAAGTGACTGAAGAAAATCTTGAAGAAGAAAAAGAAGAAATGAATTACGCGACAAAAGAAGAACTTGCCGAAGTTAAATCAATGATTGAAGACATCAAGGCAATGATTCAAAAAGAAGAAATGTCGGAAGAACCACAAGAAGAAGTAAAAGAAGAATTGTCCGCAGTTGAAAAGGTAACACACAACCCCGAAACCGAAGACAAGAAAATGAATTTCTTATATGGTCAATCACGTCCACAAAATACAATGGATCGTGTAATGAAAAAAATATCACAAATCAACAAATAAATTTTAAAATAAATAAATTATGAGTACAACAACAAGTTTAACGACTAGTTATAGTGGTGCCGGCGGAAAAGAATATATTGCCGCAGCACTTTTATCGGGATCAACAATCGAAAATGGTTTAATTACAGTAAAACCGAACGTGAAGCACAAAGAAGTTTTGAAAAAAGTTTCAACCGACGCAATCTTAAAAGATGCATCTTGTGATTTTACTGCGACATCAACATTGACATTGACAGAAAGAATCATTGAACCAAAGGAATTGAAAGTCAATTTACAATTATGTAAGGCGGATTTTAGAGGGGATTACGAAGCGATTGACATGGGAATGAGCGCACATGATTCACTTCCACCAAATTTTGCTGACTTCTTGATCGGACACGTTGCCGGAAAAGTTGCACAAAGAATCGAACAAAACATTTGGGCGGGTGATGCTTCAACAAGTGGTGACTTCGATGGGATTTCAACACTTATCGCAGCGGACGCACTTCTTCCAAGTGGACAAGAAATTGCAGGGACAACGGTAACGGCTTCAAATGTGATCGCACAATTGGGAAGTATTGTTGACGCAATTCCTTCAAGTTTATACGGAAGTGAAGATTTAAACATATACGTTTCACAAAACATTGCACGTGCTTACGTGCGCGCCCTTGGTGGTTTTTCAGTAGCAGCGACATCAAACGCCGGTGTTGGATCACAAGGAACGCAATGGTGGAATGGTGGTGCATTATCATTTGACGGGGTAAAAATCGCAATTGCGAATGGACTTGCAGATGACACGGCAATCGCGGCAGAGAAATCAAATTTATTCTTTGGAACCGGAATCTTAAACGATACGAATCTCGTGAAAGTTTTGGACATGAGTGATTTAGACGGAAGCGACAATGTTCGTGTGATCATGAAAATGACCGGAGGCGTGCAGTATGCAATCGCTGAAGACATTACTACATACGGAATCACAAATTCCGCAAACTAAGAATAATTAATCAACGAAAAGGGGTGGGCGATCCAAACGGTTCATCCGCCCTTTTTTTTTATAAAAAAACAAAAATATGGCTTGCGATTTAAGTTTAGGAAGAAAGGTTCCATGTAAAGACGTTGTCGGCGGAATTAAGGCGGTTTATTTCATCGATTACGGTGATATATCAATCACTTACGATTCGACGGACACGGACGTCATTGACGACCTTGGTGCGGTTACCGCATACAAATACGAATTAAAAGGAAATTCATCGTTTGAACAAACATTCACGGCATCACGTGAAAACGGAACAACGTTCTTTGAACAAGCATTGAATTTGACTTTGACAAAATTGTCAAAAGAAGACCACAAAGAATTGAAACTTCTAGCATACGGACGACCACAAGTTGTTGTTCACGATTACAACGGAAATGCGTTCTTGATGGGTGCTGAACACGGTGCTGAAGTAAACGGCGGAACAATTGTGACTGGTGGTGCAATGGGTGACTTGAGTGGTTATACATTAACATTGAGCGCACAAGAACAAGTTCCGGCGAACTTCTTGGAAGGTGCAACCGAAGCGGATCCATTTGGTGGTTTAACATCAACGGTGACCGTAACGGCGGGAACGAATTCATAAGAATTTTTTCATTTGATTTTAAAGGGGTGTCCATTTGGATGCCCTTTTTTATTATAACAAATTGAAGGGTTTTTTATTATATTAATATGATAATCTTACAAGAATCCGGATCGTCACAAACGATAAATTTTATCCCTCGAGAATATACTCAAGGAACGACATACAATATCAAGATCACAAACGAATCTTCAAATTCGGACGTATATAATCAAGACGTGACGACATTTACGGAAAATCTTTATTATTACCAACATTCCGACACATTCAGTTTAAAAGAAGACACATTTTATCTTTTGACAATCACATCGTCGGAAATCGTGTTTAAGGACAAAATATTTTGCACAAATCAAACCGTTTCTTCGTATTCGGTTAATGAATCGGAATACACACCACACACAACGGAAAATGAATTTATATTCTTATAATGGATAACACACACATCATAAATTTGTCGTCTTACGTTAAACCCAAAGTCATTGAAGACAAACGAAAAGATTGGGTTGCTTATGGGGACGATAATAATTATTATCAATACCTTATTGATTTATTTGTCAATTCAACGACAAACGGCGCAATCATAAACGGTATTTCTTCAATGATTTATGGAAAAGGAATTGACGCACTTGATTCATCTTCCAAACCGGATCAATATGCAGCCATGAAATCGATCTTTAGTAATTCATGTATGCGTAAGGTCATTCTTGATTTTAAAATGCTAGGGGAAGGCTCATTTCAAGTTTTAAGACGTGATGGCAAGGTTGTAAGTGCTGAACATTTTCCAAGACAAACTTTGCGCGCTGAAAAGATGAACGAAGAAGGTAAAATCGAAGCGTATTATTATCACCCGAAATGGAATGAAGTAAAACACAACGAGAAACCAAAAAGAATTGCGGCATTTGGTTGCGGAAATGGTAAAGAACCGGAAATCAAAATAATCAAAAGATATATTTCGGGATACGATTATTATTGTCCACAAGATTACGAAACGTCATATGCGGAACTTGAATGTGAAATTTCCGATTATCTTATCAATGACGTGAAAAATGGTTTTTCCGGTACAAAGGTTGTGAATTTCAACAACGGAATCCCGGACGTCGAAGCGCAAATTCGTGTCAAAAATGACGTGATGAACAAACTTACCGGTTCCAAGGGTGAAAAGGTAATTGTTGCATTCAACAACAATCAAGAATCAAAAACCACGGTTGACGATTTGGCATTAAATGACGCTCCAAGTCATTATGAATATCTTTCAAGGGAATGTCAAAACAAACTTATCATTGCGCATCGTGTAACGTCACCTCTTCTTTTGGGAATGCGTACGGAAAACAATGGTCTTGGATCAAATGCCGACGAAATCAAAACGGCGTCTTTGTTGTTTAACAACGTCACAATAAGACCATATCAAGATATGATTTGCGAAGCAATGGACGAAATCCTTGCGGTCAACGACATATCCTTAAAATTATACTTCAAAACACTTCAACCGTTGGAATTCATTGAAACTGACAACGCAATTACAGACGAAGCACGTGAAGAAGAAACCGGGGTAAAATTATCCAAGAATTTTTCAGACGAAGAAGGCGACAATATGATTGATCTTCTTGTTGGTGAAACAATGGAAGAATATGAACTTATCGGTAAACGTGAACACAAAGAAGAAAATGAAGATTTGGAAACTTGGACGAAAAAAGTCATCGACGGAATGGTCGAACTTGAATCCGTAAAATCAAAACCAAGTGGCGAATCGTATCTTGACAAATCAGTTTACAAGGTTCGATATGCTTACGAAGAAAAATATACAAGCGGCAATTCAAGGAAGTTTTGCAAGGATATGATGGCAAGAACTCGAAACGGTGTTGTTTATCGTCTTGAAGACATCGATAAGGCGTCACGTGAAGGATTAAACAAATCACACGGACACAAGGGGCAACCTTATGACATTTTTAAGTACAAAGGTGGGGTTTCATGTGGTCATTTTTTCGAAGAACGCTTATATCGTCTTAAAAAGAAAGACGGCGAATATGTCGAAGATAAGGCCTTGTCATCGTCTGAAGAAGTCGACACAATACCAAAATCATATCGTCCAAGACCGGCGGGTCACAAGGAAGCCAAGAAGGCACCCAAAGACATGCCGAACAACGGACATCACCCAAATTTTAAATAATGGCGAAAGGACTATTCATTTCACGGAAAGACTTGGTAAAATTCACAAGTTTAGGTGGTAACATCGACACCGATAAATTCATTCAATATGTGCTTATTGCCCAAGAGATAACAATTCAACAATTGCTTGGAACGGATTTATATGAAAAAATTCAAACCGACATTGAAGGGTCGTCTTTGAGTGGTAATTATTTGACGCTTGTTGAAACATATGTAAAACCCGTTTTAATTCATGCCGCAGCGGTTCAATATATTCCTTTCGCTTCTTATACATTCGGGAATAAAGGTGTTTTTAAACACACATCCGAAACCGGTGAATCGGTATCAAAAGAAGAAGTCGATTATCTTGTCGAAAAAGAAAGGTCGGTGATGCAATTTTATGCGGACAGATTGATTGATCATTTAAGTTTTGAATCCGCTTCTAAATATCCAGAATACAATACAAATTCAAATGATGACGTGAATCCAATCACGGGACAATTTTACACGGGATGGGTATTGTAAGGACATATAAACCAAAAGAAAAAAACGTCGTCAAATTAAAAACATTTTTGACTTCGTTATATAACAAAAAGACAAAAAAATAATTATTATAATATGGCATTTGGATCAATTTATTCGGTTACTTGGTGGGGAAACGCAAACGAAGCGAACGGATGGGGTATTGTTTATCCAATCACCGCCGGTGGATCATATTTGACGGTTGACACGACATCGTATACATCCGACACAACATCAATAAAATCAGACGCAACAGAAATATAAAAAAATAAAATGGCTAAACAAACAATCAATATTGGAACAACCGCGAATGACGGGACTGGTGATCCGTTAAGAACGGCATTTGATAAAGTAAATGACAACTTCACGGAATTATATTCAGACGACGCCGGTGATGTTGGATCAATAACGGGCGGCACGGGTATAACGGCTTCGGCTTCAACCGGTGATGTCACATTAAGCATCACAAATGATGGTATTGATCACGATCAACTTGCGGCGCGTTTTACGGCAAAACAAGACATTGCAACAACAACCGGAACAATTAACTTGGACGCGTCTTCTTATGGAATATTTGAATTGACTTCAGCACTTACCGGTGCGACGACATTAAACATTCAAAACATCAAGAAGGGACAAGTGATTGATATTCTTGTAACGGGAGCGCAAACCATTACAATGGCGGATGACTTTACAACTTCAGCAATTAACCAAGCGGGAAGCGGTGTTTACGACGGTGCATCTTCAAACCATATTCAAGTGGTGTGTGTTGATGACAACGATTCGGATGCAATATTGATTTATTCAGTTGCGACATATACAAGCGACACAGATCCATCTTAAAAATAAAATAAAATGAAGGGAATAAACTTAAACGGTACAATTAAGACTTACAATTCAGTTCCAAAAACTTGGGGAAATATCCTTGGTTTTAATTATATGTCGGACGAAGATTTGGAAGGTCTTGGATTTTACGATGTTGTAAAACCAACAACAAAACAATCCGAACAACTTGGCGACATATATTTTGATGCAGACAACGAAGTTTTTACTTACCCCGTTGAATCAAAAACATATACTCAAACAGTTGCGGAATTAAAAAAACAAAAGATTGCAAATCTTAAACGTTTATACAATTCAAAACTTGCAAAAACTGATTGGTATATAATACGAGGACAAGAAGGGACTGCGGTTCCACAAGACATTCTTGATGCAAGAACGACATTAAGAACGGAATGTGCGACACACGAAACAAACATCAATGCCAAAACAACAAAGGCAAGTGTTATTGATTACGAACTTCCAAGTTTTATATAAATGGGATTAAATAAAAGACTTATA